TTTTTTCTTGTATTCTGCAATAATTTCTTTACCAGAATACCAGCTTCCGCCATATTGTTTAGCAAAAGGTGAGGGATAGAATTTATTACCAATTTCTATGCCACCAGGTAGATTATCTAGTCCAAACTGTGTCTTTTTTAATATATCACCTGAGTATTTAGCATCACCTGCGCCTACAACTATTTCTGTAGAAGGTGGGTTTTTTATAAGCTCAGGTTCGTAAGCTTTCATACCATCAAATACAAATTCGTGCCCTGCAACACCTCCTGCTACAGAATACGATTTACCAAACCCACGGCTACCCATCATCATAAAGTTTTTAGCTTCATTTTCCCACAATGGTCTACCTAAATTCTTTTTATGTGTTCTACGCATATATTCTGACGCAGGCACATAATTATCTTTGCCTATATGCTCTCTGTTACAAGTAACCTCTGTATCATCTTCAAATCCTGAAAATCCTCTCGCTTCACACCAGTTATAAAAAAACTCCCACTCCAGATCACGTAAAAATGGTTTGCCAGGAGTTTTAGTTTTAGAGTGTGCAGTTTTATTTAGAAGTATTGTCCAAAAATTAACATAAAAATAAAGGTTACCTGGCATCCATATTCCGCCTACCCAGTAACCTTCTATACAACGCTTTTTTTCTTCTCTCCAAAAAAGTAGATATTCCTCACTAGCTGGATGCAGCTGAGGTATTTCTGTAAGTAAAAAAGCATCTTTGTTAATAATCATATCAATCCTTTCTCGGACGCGGATTCTTCGGCTCCACCTTTTGTAGAACCTTCGTTAGTTTCTTTATCCACGAGTTTAAGAAGACGTTCATAATCCTCAAACAATTTAACATTTGTTTTAAGTAATCCTTCGATAGTGTCCGCATTATCTTCATAAGTAAGTGTGTCTAAGTATAAAGTTTTTTCATCCATCTTTTTATTCCACACCATAAGCTGTCTTTTAGCAGGTGTAATTAAAGATGTTTCATAAAAATGCATTGCATCTTTATATTTTAACCAATCAAAACTCTCATCTTTCAAATAATCTTTTGCTATCATATTTTTTCTTGTAGGAAAAGAAATATTAGAAAATTTAGAGTCAGGGTCTACTAAAAGCGCAATAGCCCACATTATCTGTGAGCTTTTGCTTTTAGCTTTGCTTTTATCTTCTTTATAGATAGAAGCAAACGGAAGGGGGACTTTTAATTGTGGATGTAACTTCCAAAAATTTACATCTGTGTTAAATGCTTCTAATATCATTTTACAATACCTAACACATCATACATGTTCATTTGGAAATATTCTACACCATCTACCATAACCATAAATCCTTGGCCTTTTGGTATAACAGTGTCTCCAACTTTTACATTTTTTACTTCTTGGCTAACTGCTACTACTTTAGCATGCCCATCTCTTTTATCTCTTTCTTCTTTTAACATAGACTCGGATTTAATAATTCCGCTCTCTGTTTCTTTCGCCACTTGAGGCATTTCCACAACAATGTGTGATCCTAAAGGTTCATAATTAATCATAGTTACCATTTTTTAAGTGGACAATGTGATTGCATAGATCTTGTTTTTGCAATCAACGGACATCCACATTTTTTACATCTACTTTTAACATTATACTCGCAGTCAGCACATATACTAGCACGAGCTTTTGCTATTTTTTCTACATTTTCATTTGGAAACACAACATTCTTCCATCCGTTAAATATCTCAGATAGTTTTGCTGCTGCCCCCTTTTGCTCTTCTGCCATTTTTATAATATTTAAATCTATTCTTTTTTACAGTAAACATTCCTAAATGTTTTAGTCTTATAGATTCAAATTCTCCATTTTCAATTATTTCTTTTAATAATCCAAACTGTGATTTGATAATTAGCTCTATTTTAAACTCACTAATTTTATATTTCTTAGATAACTGTTTTATTAGTTTGTCCACTGTATTTTATACGTTATTTCAATACCTGTGTCTTTAACGCCTTCAAGTATTGCAGAATTTATTTTTTTATCTACAATCATCTTCTTTTTTCTAAGCATTGTAATGTGATTATTAAAAGAAGCTTCAGACATACCTATAGATTTTCTAACCATTTTACGAACTGGAGTAGAAAACAGTAATTTGTCTAAATTTTTGTTGTTTTTGTTTTTGTGCCAAATAGACAAAAAATTAGAAAGCACTTCTATCTCTTTATCCTTTAATTTTAAAACAGGATTTAAGATTTGTAAGTACGCTTTTAAAGATTGCGATATGTCAGACTTTATTGGTATTATCATGCACCAAATATAATAAAATTAATTATAATGCAACATGTCTATAATTTCTTTTCTATAATCTGCACACTTTATAAGTTTATAAGTGTCATTTTTTTCATTAAACCAAACTATAAAACAATCTTTAATTTTTAGATTTGTTTCATACTCTATTATGTATCTATATAAGGAAAGTTGTAATGAGTATGTAGAAAATTCACACTCGTCTAGGTGAGATACAGGCCCAAGCATCTTTTTTTGGTACCTGCTTTTGTAATTCATTCTTTTGTTCGTTTTCCAGTCAAATATAACAAGCCCTTCAAGAGTATTTGAATAGTAGAGCTGGTCAACCATACCGCATATCCCAAGATCGCGAGAGCCAACGCACAACTCAGAGCGAATAGGTATAAGATTTTCTTTCGATTCTTCATAAAATTCTAAAAAGTAGGATTCAATCTTGTCATACGCTTTCATATCTATATCAAAGTCGTATGTCACATTAGTGAGTATCTTATTATTAATGTAGTTTTCTGCAAATGCGTGAAACTTACTACCTTTATTACATGCACGTAAACTAATCGAATCCCACTTATCTAGAATGTCCTGCAGTTTTACGTTCTCTTTCTCTGCAGAACGTGCTGCCCAAAAGTCTCTCTCAAAAGTTTCTTTAAATTGTCCAATGAATGTGGTTACAGATATAGCTTCCTGCCCCCCGACAGTGTATGTGTGCCCCTTTTCCGTAAATACCACATCATTGAACTTGTTTAATTCTGTGTATAAAAACATAATGTCAATCTTCTTCTCCTTTTCCTTCTTCATAAACGGTTTCTTCTTCTATAGTAGAATCCGTTATCCAAGATTCCCATATTATCTTTGCTTGTTCTTTTGGATCTGTCATATCTCACACTTAATTATTAAAAGAAAAGTGGCCAAAAGAAAACCAAACTGAAATGCCACTAACTTTTCAATCGGGAGAGTCATTGCTGGTTCAACTCTCAAACATCAAACGAAGATACTTGTCTGTTCCAACAATCGTCTCTGATTGAAGTGCTAGTTCGGTAACTCAGTTTGCAAACGTACAAAAAAATTTTTAATAAAAAAAAGACCCCTCTAAAAAAGAGGGGCCTCACAACCAAACCAATTGAAATTTATCAATCAAAACAAGGGCCTAATATACAATTTTATTTTTATAAAAAAAATTTTTTTGCAAAAATGAGAGAGTAGACCACTTAGTGAAAGACGCCCACTAATAATTGCGGGAGTAGAATACCCCGTGCATAAATATTATGGGAAATCAAGTTCGTATTGCGGAAATAAAACCTACGAGCAAACCTGAATGGACAACAGTGGTATTTACTACTAATGTCGAAGACGGTTCGCTAATGGGGATTATCGCAAGAGCAGACTTTAAGGTGGCAACAGCTTATGAGTGCGTGGCAACTGATGTAGCGGAAACGCTAACGGTTGGTCAGGTATTCGACGGTTATACCATCCTTAAGGAGGAGTCTGATACGCCGTACTATGAGGGACAAGCCAAGTTCGATAAGACAGGCAAGTACCACAGGTCGCGCGTAATCAAGGCGTAAGCTCGGGAACACAGGTGTGAAGTACAGTAGCACCTCGTTCTTTAACATCTATCGTGCTAAAGTGCAATAACTGCGTGACATTCGTTGCGTAGCTGTGCACTTAAGCACATAATTACTTGTTTTCTAAAGTTATCATAAGTAAGTACATTATAAATTATAGCTAAATCAATAAAGTAATCAAAAAGTAATCAAGGTATGAATAAAGAGAATCAATTAAGAGAATTTATTGTAGATGAGTTATTAGACATAGATGCTAACGCTGAGAAGCTCAGTGAAGCACTAAATATTAGTTTAGATAAATTGCAAGAGAATGAAATGCAAATTAGAAGAGTATTTGTAGAGAAAATAGCGCAGCAAGGCAGTGCTAGTAAAGCGGAGTTCTTTCGTGAAGCTATCTACAGATGCAATCCTAAATCTATCATGGAAGTATTCATGTTAGGTGCGATAGCATATGATACTCTTCAAGAGCTTAAATAAGAAGACGCTCCGACGATGGTACGCCTAGGAGTTACTCTTCTTTATTTTCAATCTAAACTAACTATCATGAGACATAAAGACTATTTAGCAGTAAAACAAGCAATAGCACAATTCAAAAGAGATAATAAAATTAATCCATTCACCCTAAAACCAATCAAGAGTTATGAGCAAGATAACACACGAAGAAATTCAAGAGCAAATAGTAAAGATTATGCAGGAAGGAAATGTTAGGATAAAAGGTAAAGTGCCTCAATCTGTTAACGATCTAACTGTAAGATTAAAGAAACCATCATGGATGAATACTCGTGGACAGCGAGTTAAGAATCCATATTGGAAGAAAGCATATATGTTTATCTCTAACAGTCGTAGACCTAAGAAGACCTTAGATTTACTTGACTTTAAAGAGCATATTAATAAGACCATTGTGAAGCCACGTGAAGAGCGTGTGCATCACAATAATAATAGTATATCTATCACATTACCTAGCGGTATGTCTGCTATGGAATTGATAGATCTTATAGCTATTATCAAAAAATCAGGGGCTAAGTGTAGCCTCTGATTATGATTATAGGGCGTGGCCTGATACTCCTCAGCAATGAGGGAAAGACACACAAGGGTTTAGAATCCTTTGTGTGTTGCCATCATAAATGGTCAATCTACGCAAGCAGAATATCACATTGATTCAGAGGGCTATCGCCTGAGATGATGTGTGCACCAGTTAGCCAGCTGCGTGTGAGCAAGAGATTGCAATAAGAATAATCTGTAGAATAAGTTCAGGATTAGTTTGTCAGACTATGAACGGGTATTATTCAGTAACAAAGGTGTCCTTCGGGATGTCTAAAATTACCGTAACAATGACAAGTTATAGTGGGTGGTGTAAAATAGTGTTCCTCAAAAGGGAATGAATTTACATCCGTGCATCCACCTGCACAATTGGCGTTCTCAAAGCATGTAGGACATGTACACTAAGAACTAAAAAAATATGTGTAACAGTGCAAAATTGTACGGACATCCGTTATCGAAAGGTGACTAATACTGCACACGCAAGTGAATGCAGTGCATCTGATGCTCGCAAGGCTGACGATGTTTGCACAAGAAACAGCTTGTTTTAGGGGTAGCTTCCTTATTACAGGACTAAAGTATTGTGTGAGTAGATGCGGATGAATGAGTGGTTAGCTTTACTAACCGTCACTGATGTGATACTGACTCAAAAGGACAGTGGATAACAATAGGCTAATAGATACGGCCATATCAAAGACACATCATTAGTACTCGTAATCTCAGAGTACTATAAACTTGAAGCATATGGTATAAACATGAGTTCGATTCTCATGTGCTTCACAAGCGTTTTCCCATAATCGCTAAGAAAGAGCAAGCCTGACTATATGTCCCAAGGAAGCTCTTTCTTCACATTAAAATAAATTAGTAATCAATAATCAATAATCAGTAGTTATCCTATGGAGAACACAACAAACACAACAGCAGCTCCCGTAAAGGTTGAGCAAATTTTATCAACTCGTAACCCTGAAATCTTTCAGTTGATGTTGCGACAAGAAGTAGAAAAGCCTGCAGAGGCAAACCCACTTGGCTTCTTTCTAGAAGGTTATCCAGGTGTAGGCGATAGCGTTGAGAGACGTGTTGCTTATCAAACTGTGTCTAAGCAGTTTATTGAGAAGTATAATATCACAGAAGATTGTGACTTTGCCATTGCAATTGGTAAACCATGCAAACTACTTGTAACCGAGACGTTCGAACAACGTACTTGGGAAGGTGGTGAGCAACAACCAAAGGTAAATCCTTCTTCAGGTGATGTGCTCACGCAAAACGGTAGACCAATCTATCGTAATTGTAACATATCATTTGACATGAATGCACAAGATGTATTTATTGCTCATGATAGAGCTACAACTGCAAGTGCTACAAAGGTAGCTGCTCAAATGGTAGATGATCTTAATTCATAGTAATTATGCAGATGCCAGAACAAAAAGATGTAAGAGTCGTTAGCATTGGCGACGACTCTTACTTCGTTACCATCTTTGATGATGGTATGGGCGCTGTGCTAGGCACATGCACTGTTTCAGGTAAACAATATGGTGTATCTAACATTACATTGGAACAAGTTAAACTTATTTATGATGCTGATAATGATGCACAGCTTGCGCATTTACCATTTACGCAAGAAGAAATAAGATTTATCAAAACAGGTGTTACCGAAGAAGGTTACAAAAAACTATTTATGCTTAACTCTTTAATAAACTAATTATGACGACAACAATATCTTTACTGCTAGCAATGATAGCTAGCATAATAGCAGTATTTACAATGCTAATGTACATATCTACTCATCGAGAAATTGAAAAACAAATAGCAGATATGCAAGAAGGTATAAGAGAATGTGCTAATCGTACAACTCTTAATAAACTAGATATTGCTACTATTGATAATAGGACTCAGCCTAAACCAAAGGCTAAGCGTGGTAGACCAAGAAAAGATGGAAAGTAATAAAGAGTTTATAACTCGTATGATGTTGTTTATCAACGAGTTACCACAAGATAAGAGGCGTGATATGTTCACGCTTCTTTCTTTTCTTGACTTTCAATTAACTATGCGAGATAACTTGTTTATTACAGAATTATTTGATAAACTTGACCTCCATTTACTAAATAAAATCGATTGGTATGGCAGAGCAAAACTCAAACAAGAAATTAGACAAGCGCTTAGAGATTTCTGTAAGACAAGTCAATATTCTTTCACGTTTCATGACAGTAACGAGAAACAAATGCAACAAGTTATGGGCAGTGGAGAAGATAAATGATATATTAAAAATCTTAAATAAAGATCTAAATGATAAAATTCGTAGGAAATCCAAAACTTCTTGATTGCTGCGAAGTTGTAACAATACAAGATGTGGTAGACTATTGCAATAGTATAGATATTATTGCTATAGATACAGAAACAACAGGTCTTAATCATATAGATGATAAGATGATTATGCTACAGATTGGTGATGATAAACAACAGTTTGTTATTGACACCAGATGTATAGACATAGAGCCGCTGAGAGATATACTAGAAGGATATAAACTTAAAATACTACACAATGTTAAGTTCGATTATAAGTTCTTACGACAATATAATCTAAGACTTAATAATGTGTGGGACACTATGCTAACTTCACAAGTTATACATTGTGGTAAGGAACTATCACATAGTTTATCTAATGTATTATCTAGAGAACTAAAGATAGAGATGGACAAGAGTGTAAGAACTAATTTTATCTCTAAAGGTAGTGATGAGTTTACAGAATCTGAGATAGTATATGGTGCTAAAGATATAGAATATCTTATACAACTATATCACAATCAGCAGATTGCAGTTATAGAGCACAATCTTATAAATACTGCACAGCTTGAGAACAGAGCTGCGCTTGCATATGCAGATATAGAATATAATGGCATTGGTTTAGATAAAGATAACTGGCTTAGACTTGCAAAGCAAGCAGCATATAAAGTTACAAGTATGTGTGATGTACTTGACACATACATAGAATCTAATCCAAAACTTAATAAGTTTATAGATGAGTATGTACAAGGTGATTTGTTTATGGATGTATCACAGTTAAGGAAGGTAAATGTAAAATGGTCCTCACCAAAACAAGTGTTAGATGTGTTTAAAGCGTATGGACTTGACATAGATGATGTAAATGCTAAAAACTTAAATGTACATAGCAAAGATGATTTTGTCAAAACATATATTAAATACAAAGAACAGGCCAAATTGGCTACAAGTTATGGTGATAAGTTCCTTGAGAATGTAGATAGTGACGGTAGAATCCGTACAAGCTTCAAACAAATACTAAATACAGGTAGGGTTGCATCAGGTAAACCTAATATGCAACAGATACCTGCAGACAATGATTATCGTAACTGCTTTGTTAGTGGTGAGGATGATTATGTATTTGTATCAGGCGACTACAGCTCACAGGAGCTATGTATTATAGCCACAGGGAGTAAAGATCCCGTGTGGATTAAAGCGCTAGAAGAAGGTAAAGATCTTCATAGCGTGTGTGCAGATTTAGTTTATGGTAAAGAGTGGCAAGATGCAGCAGAGCCTGACTGTGCTTACATGCAGTCAAAAGCTAAATGCAATTGCAGTAAACACAAGAAACTGCGCACAAATGTAAAGAGTATAAACTTCGGTTTAGCCTATGGTATGGGCCCACACAAACTAGCTGACACATTGCTTATCAGTATTAAAGAAGCAGAGAGATTGATTGAGAAATACTTTACAGCATTTCCTGCAATCAAAAACTTTCTAGAGTCTCTTGGTAACTATGGTAAGCAGAATGGGCATATTAAAACATATGCACCGTATCGTCGTATCAGGTGGTTTGATGCGTGGGATGGTGACAAGACAGATAAAGCTATGATGGGTAAGATAGAGCGTGCTAGCAAGAACACACCTATACAGGGTAGTGGTGCTGACATGTGTAAGTCTGCGCTTATTATGGTGCGTGATCATATTTATGAGAACGATTTACCTGTTAAACTAGTTATGACAGTTCACGATCAAATCGACACTATTGTACATGAGAGCTATGCTCACACGTGGTGCAAGGAGTTGCGTGAGATTATGGAGCGGTCAACACTAGATATTATACCATCAGGGCTACTAAAAGCAGAAACAGAAATATCAACAGTATGGAAAAAGTAAGTAGTAGGACAGAGAGGCAGCTTGAGATAGTTCAAAAGTTTGCTGATAATAAAGGTAGAGGTACATTGCTAGCGGCTACAGGCTTCGGTAAGACTTTTACAGCAATCATGGTTATACTGCGATTGCTAAAGTCTAGGCCAAAAGGCAAAGTTGTTATTGTTGTGCCTACGATTAACCTGAAGAATCAGTGGAAGAAAGAGCTAAAGCAAAATAAGGTACATAAGAATTGTGAAGTTATTGTTATCAACACTGCATACAAAACTAAACAATCTTGTGACCTGCTTATCTGTGACGAGATACATGCATACGGTGCAGAACAATTTATCAAGGTGTTTGACAAGATTACATATCAGTATATCTTTGGTCTTACAGCTACAATAGAGCGTTCAGATGGTATGCATGAAGTGCTGCTACAGTATGCACCTGTTATCGATGAAGTGCCTATTGACGAGTGCCATGCAAATGGATGGGTTAGTGATTACCTTGTGTATAATCTAGCTGTGCCTATGTATGATGACGAGCAAGAAGACTATGACAAAGCCAATAAGCAGTTTAGATATGCTGCAGGTAGGCTAGGTTTTGGCGGCGCACAATCATTTAACAATGCACGTAAGTATCTGCAAGATAAAACTGCAGACCCTGCAATGCGTGCTGTCGCAGCTGTATATTATAACTCTATGCGTAAGCGTGGTGATATATGTAAGAACTCTCAAGCTAAGATACCTGTTATTAAACAGTTGCTTGAGAAGTTTGATGATCGCAAGGCTCTACTATTCAGTGCATCTACAGATTTTGCAGATGCTGTGCAAGAAGAGCTAGGTGATGTATGTCTAAGTTTCCACAGTAAACGTACAAAGAAACAGCAGGTAGAAATACTTAAGAAGTTCAAAGACGGGCGTACAAAACAACGTGTAATCAGCAGTGTTAAAGCTCTGAATGCAGGTTTTGATGTGCCTGATTGTTCTCTTGGTATTGTGGCTGCAGGTAATTCTAAGAAACTAGATAACATACAGCGTACAGGTCGTATTATTCGTTATGTACCAGGTAAGACAGCAGTTATTATTAACCTCTATGCACCTAACACGCAGGAAGTCTCGTGGCTTAACAAGCGACAAGAAGGACAGAATGTAGTGTGGGCTGATAGCATAGATGAAATTACAGTGTAAATATGATAGAAATATTTGATGCTTGTGTAGCATTGCTTTACACAATGGCAGAATTCTTCGGAATGACTTATAAGGCAATAAATGTGTGGATATTCTGCATTATTGAGCCTATTATATTTATCTACGTTTTATTAAGATTAATATATTGGAAAAGAAAGTATAAATTAGGCATGAGTGATTAACGGTTAAACTCTAATAATCTCAGTTACCGAGCGTAAGACTTCGATACCAAACCTGAGAGCCTATTTTATTTGTGAGCAAGCTACGTGAACGCTGCAAGTTGTTCTGATTAGGGGAGTAAAGGTTTTAGATAAATCGTCTGTGGTTATACTTTACTCCCCTGATCATTAATTAAACCATATATTATGGAAGTATTTTTAGGAGTAATATGTGTCATATTATTATTTGTGGCATACGAAACATTAAAATTAAAGCAAATACAAAAAGAAAATGACAGAAAACGAAAACAGCGCAAGACTGGATCGCCACGAAAAAGTTATAGAAAAACTAATAGAGAAAGTGGCAAAGCTAGAAATAGCAAGTAACATACAAAACTTTATCAATGAAGTTAATTCAGGAAGTAAAGAGAAAGACATTTCTGATACGTCCCTCGGGGCGTAGCACAGATTTTATATCTCCATCCTTTGGCTATGGCTGCTTATATAATTGCTCATATTGTTATATGAAGCGCCATAGGCCTAAAGGGTTGAGTGTAGCAACAAATACAGGTGATATACTTACAGAGATAAACAACCATGCATACTTCACACCCGTGGAGAAACCCAATCAAACACATGCAGAGTATACTACATACGACATTAGTTGTAACGAGGACTTTGCTTTGCATGCTAAGTATCACGATTGGGAAAGGATCTTTGAATTCTTTAGAGATCATCCTATTGCAATGGGTAGTTTTGCTACTAAGTATGTAAATCCTATATTTACAAACTTTAATCCTGAAGGTAAAATACGTGTCAGGTTTAGTTTGATGCCACAGTATATGTCTACATTGCACGAACCAGGCACATCTAAGATTATAGATAGAATTAAAGCTATCAACGCATTTATAGATGCAGGTTACGATGTACATGTAAACTTTAGCCCTGTTATTGTAGATGACTTTTGGCTAGAGGAATACGAAAAACTGTTTAATATGCTTAACGATTATGTTGAGTATAAAGATCAGGTTAAAGCAGAAGTAATATTTTTAACACACAATCAAAAGAAACATGAGGAAAATTTAGAAAATCACCCTGAAACAGAAGTACACCTATGGAATCCTGTAATACAGGAAGAGAAAGTCTCGCAGTATGGTGGAACCAATATAAGGTATGCTAAACATGTAAAGTATTTATATATAGATTCATTTAAAGCTTTGCATGAAAAGATTATACCTTGGAATACAATAAGATATATATTTTAGTATGAAGAAAGGATACCATGAGTATACTCCTGTAGTTAAACAGGAGAAAGATACGAAACAAGAAAAAGATATAACAGGATTAGTTACAAAAGATATATTCCAATTACAATTTGGATTTGAGTACCCAAAGGTACCACCAAAATTAAATTACGTAAAAACAATTAGATACCCTAAAACAGACGGAAGCAATGGCAAAATTAGTAGATTTCGCTGAACTGGCTTATATTAAAACACCAGAGCGAACAGAGACTTACATACCAGTAAGTCACCAAGAATTAGTAACAAAAATTAAAGAAGCAGGTACAAAACATTACAATACTGCGCCTTTTGAAGAGAAGCTAGAGGTAAATCATAAAGGCCAACAGATGTTTGGCAGTATGACATTTCATGATGGCTCTAATCTTAGGGCAGATGGCAGCGGTTTGAATAGAAGTATTGGCTTTCGTAATTCTTACGACAAAACATTACCTATAGGTGTATGTGGCGGAGCATCAGTATTTGTATGCTCTAACCTTATGTTTACAGGTGATATTATCAAGATGCGTAAACACACACAAAATGTAGAAGAAGATTTAGATATTCTTATACAAAAGTTATTTGATGATGTAGATAGACGCTATAACGAAGCTGTTGCAGACAGAGAGACTATGTCAGAGATACATTTTAGCGATATAGACGCAGCTAATTATTTCGGACAATTATTCGTAAATCAAGGTGTTTTGAATGGTGCACAGCTAAACAAAGCAACTAAAGAATGGTTTGAATCCTCTGTGTTTCCTGAGCGTACAGCTTGGTCTGCATATAATGCATGCACAGAAGCACTCAAGTCTGCACACCCTATGAATGCTTTGGAAAAGTATACCAAATTACATACATTTACAGAAGAATTTACGATAGATCCTTATCTTCATATGTTGAAGGAAGAGAACCTACCGTTCTAATATATATGTATGAAAAAAAGTCCTTATAATGGTAAGCACGTTGATTTAAATGAAATAAGGCATTTGTACAATGTGTTAAAATTTTATTATGATGACTTAGAAACTCTTAA